TGTGATTTCAAATTTTGTGCTATTTGTTGTCTTTGTAATTCTGACCGTTCAAAGAGAACAGGCAAACAAGCGAGTGTCGCAAATTATGAAAATGCTATTAAATAAAAATCCATAATATAAGCCCTCATTTGAGGGCTTTATTTTTTCACCTTTTTCACGTCCACTTCTTCATCTTCCACTTTCAATTCGCATTCAATTTGACTGGTAAAGCCGCTATCTGAAAGATTGTGCGTCACTCTTGTGATCAGCCAGTTTGTTGCGTCAATTTCAGCTTTAAAGCCTGAAAGCGCAATCGGCGTTTCTGGCATTAAATCAGGTTCACCAAAGGCGAGACTAAGGCTAAATGTTGCCACGCCACGTTTTAACTTATCAAAGGCGGATTTGGCGGCAGTAATGGCGGTTTTTTCGCTTGCGTAAGTGTGTCGCAGTGATTTTATTTGAGAACTGTCACTTGTAATTGGTTCTTGTTGCTCAATTTCGTTGTATTTGCGCTTGCTTAATCGTCTGCCTTTCACTGTGCCGTTTTTCAGCGTTCTGCCTTTCGTCATACGCTGTTTTTTCACAATCTTGGTGTTTTCATCAACTGTCACTTCGCCACGCTTGCCGCTGTCCGTATCGTGCCAATACGCCCGCACGGCTTTGTAGTTTTCACTTTCAGCAATGGAAAAATTGTAGTTGTCGCCATTCTTGCGGATGATTTTACGCAGTGGAATATCTTTCCCTGTAGCGGTTTTCCCTTTGCCTAATGGCATAAATAGCAACGTGCCATTTTTCACCGTACACATTGCCCCGTGTTCTTCCGCAAGGCGTGTCAGCAAATTGATGTCGCTTTCGTTGGTTTGGTCGATGTGGTCGATTAAGCGGCTTGCAAGCTCTTTTGCCACTTGGCTTTTGAGCTTGTTTCCTTGTGCAATTTCGTTGACGATTTCGCCCAATTTCTTTTGATGAAATGACCGCTCTTTCTGTTCGGTGAACGTGCCTTTTAAATCTGCCGCTCTTGCCCGAATGGTGAGCTTATCGGCAGATGACGCACCGCCCGAAAACTGCACTTCATCGACCGAATATTTCCCCTTGTCAATCAGCGGTGCGCCTTTCCAACCAAGTGCAAGGCTGATTGTGGCATTGCGTGGCGGTAAAGCCAATTTGCCGTCATGGTCGGATAATTCTAAGTCGAGCGTGTCCGCTTCCAATCCGCGATTATCGGTTAAAGACAGATTGATCAATCGGCTTGATACCACTTGCGTGATGTCTTGCTGTTTGTTGTCTTTCGTGGTGATCACCACTTTAAAAGCGGGGGTGCGGTGATTGTCGTTAAAGTCTAAGCCTAACATTAAAGATTACTCATTAAACTGTCTGCAATGGCAATCAACATCGGATCGTCAGTGCGTTTAAGGTTCATCGTGAAGTCAATGGCACGTGGTGCGCCATCGCCAAAGAATTCTGTGCGGGTTTCTTGAAGATTTTCAATTACAAAAAATCCGATAATCTCAAAAGTTGCACCATCAATCAGCGGAAATGCACCGCCACTGTCTGCCATTAATTCCAACGCTTTAATGGAAAATCTTCCGCCCGTGATTTCTGGGATAAGTCGCCCACCGATTGTCACGGTTTCGCTTTCCTTACCGGTGAATTGTGATTTCGGCATTGCGCCCACAATCGCATTAGTTGGATGTCGCCACGTGGATGTGCGGTCTAAGCTTTGGAAAGGCACGGTTTGCCGTGTAAAAACGAACATACCAAGTGCGGCTAAAGCAAAGTTTTGAAACATGCTAGCTTTCCTTTACGTGTAGTTTGATAAATGTCAATGAAATGGCGATGGCGATAATCCAACCCCAACCATTAATGTTGTGATACATCAAAAACGTGGCGCAAACTGTTGCGGTGATAATTGACAAGAAATAGAAAAAGAAGATTAAAATCGTGGCCATAATTATTCCTAAAGAAAAGTGCGGTCAAAAAATCCCGTGATTTCTGACCGCACTTGGTGAGTTAGCGAAAGAGAAATGCAATGCCGAAAATCACAAGCAACCAAAATGAGATGGAAAGAATAAAGATTCCACGCCACACAATATGCCGTGGCATATTTAACACATAATCAATCATTTTCTGTTTCATTTCGTTCCCTTGCTTTTTCTCGCCATGTCATTAATTCGGCAAATGTCATTTGCTCAAAGGCTTGTGGTTGCCAATGGAAAATCAGTGCAATGTCCGCCATGGCATCTTCGACCGTGGCGGCAATCATTATTCGGTCGCTTCCGCTTCCGAATTTTTCCCTAAAAAACCGACAGCCACCGCCGCAAGCTCGGTGAAGTCTGCCACTTCCATTGTTGAAAAGTCGGATTTGTGCAACACAGGATTTGTCACGCGAGTGAGCAACACTTGCAATGCGTCCACGTCCATTTGCAACACATCAAACATTTTTAAGCCTTTTAATGCCGGCACAGTTGGTTTGTTGACGGTGATTTCGGTGATTTTGTTTTCGCCACGCGCAAGTGGATTGGTTAATGTGATCACTTTGCTGTTTTCGTTTTTCATTTTTTATACCTTTAAAAATGCCACGCTTAAGCGTGGGGGAGTGATTTAATAAAAGCCCCTTGCGGGGCTAGGTGGTGATTAGATGCCAATCGCTGAACGGTGTTCTGCCAAGCGGTCAGTGCCGCCGACAATAAAGATTGAGTTGAGTAAATCAATCTCGACCAAATCTTTGCCGTTTTCGATGATTTTGTAATAGGTTAATGGCACGGTGTAGCTTTGTTCGGTGTCATCGCCTGATTTGCTTGTGCCGTTGTCAATTTCACTGAAACGACCACGCATAATCAATTCAATTGCGGTGACTTCTTCGGTGTCGTCTTGTTGGTATGCACCCGCAAAACGTAATGCCGAACCGTCAATTTTGCCGCCAAATTCTTTGATGAGTTCGGTCATGTAACCGCCCATTTTGAATTGCGCTTCCAAGCCTTCCACGCCTAAATTCACTTTCACTGGACCAATCATGCCGCCCGCACGGTATTCTTCCAGTTTCATTGCCAATTTAGGTTGGGTAATTTCGGTGACTTGGCCACGGTAAGAATTACCGTCTGCCAAGAAGTTCATGAGTTTTAATTTACGTGGTAAAGCCATTTGTTATGCTCCTACTTTGGCAATCTCTGCAGCGAATTCCACAAGGTATTCATCGCTGATGTATTGGTTAAAGCCTAATTGTTCTAATGGCGGAACAGGGCAGTAATCATAAGACACAAGCAGTTTTGCATCTTTTAAGGTGGCGGCGGTGTTCAGTGATGAATTGATAAATGCTTTACCGCCGACTAAGTAACCTTTCGCCACATATTCACGCCATTTCGCATTGATCGCTTCCACGATTTCTTTCACCAACATCACGCTGATGTTTTTATCCACTGCCCAATCAAAAGATTGTGCGATAGTGTCTTTCAACACTTGTGCGGTGCGGGTGTAGTTTTCGTAGATGAACAATTTGTCGGCTGAACAGGTGCGCAATCCCCACAACTTGAAGCCATTGTGATTCACACAACAAGTGATGCCTTGTTCGTTCAAGTAGTTGACATCGGTCGCACTGTCGTTAATGTCAAATGAAAGTGGTTTAGTCACGCCAGTGACGCCAGTTAAACCTTTGTTAGAAATGCAAGTGTGCCAGCCATATTCTTTATCTTGATACGCACGCATTGCCGCCGCACGGACAACTGCATAATCCACTTCGGTTGCTTTAGTGTTCGGGTTGAACGATAAGAAGTCACCGAAAATCAGCATTAATTCACGCTGTGAGAAATTACGGCGATAAGTCACCGCTTCTTCTTTGGTTTTGGCTGATCCGCACGATGCATACACAAAGCCATTCAGTTTTTTCGCCACGCTTAAAAGCTCGGTGGTGACATCTTGGCTGTCATACTTCGGCACGCAGAAAATACGCGGTTTCACGCCACAAACGGCAGCAGATACCAAGAACGCTTTTAAGCCAGTGTAATTGCCGTCGCTGTCCACTGTTCCGATGACGTTTGCTTTCATGGTGCTTTCATCGTCGTTTTCTTCCACACGAATGACGACCACTTTACAATTCACGATGTCCGCAATGCCATCTAACGCACGGGATAATGTGCCTTGTTTACCGGCTTTCGCTTGGACTTCGGCGGTGATACCTGTTAAAAGAGTGGGTTTATTGAGTGGGAAAACAGTTGCGTCTGCATCTGCTGCCGTTGCCACTAAACCGATCACGGCAGTGGATGATGTGGTGAGTGTTCGCAAGGCTTCGGCAATTTCCGTTACCTTGACCCCATGGAGATATTCATCAGACATATTTTAGCCCTATGGTTTCTATTGGTTAAATAATGTCTTTATTGTGATCGAGAGAATGTGGCAGTGCGAGCGGTTGGAAGTGTGAAAAACGGGGTAACAAAATGCGGCCAAAATTGACCGCATTTTATTTAAATTAAGGCAGAACTTCAGGGAATGGGTCGTCAGTTATCCAACTGACGACTGGAAGACGCATATAATCAAGGTCTGTTGTTGGTACTTTATCCCTAAATCTTAACTCAATATAAGCTCTATCGCCTATACTAGCAACATATACAGTAGCAATTTCATCGCCGTCATCGCTATAAAACGGAAGCATAATAGGCGTGCGTGTACGGAAGCCAACTGGTATTCTCGGAGGGGGTAAAATATCCATTCGCTTGGCGTGATTTTTCCTCGTGAATTTAGGATTACTGCTCCCGTAAAAAGAAATAGTGTCCCAACGCCCCGCATAGAAAGAACACTCAACTCTGTTATTCACTCGTCTTAAATGAATAGCCCCTTCTTTAATATTTACAGAAATGTTAGATAGTCGTCTAATACCTGTATCACCCGATATAACAGTCCACTGTCCATTTTGCTTTTGCCATAGGTATGCTCCAACGCCTGCACCGTTTGTTGAGTTATAAAAAGTTCCGTTTGGCTCATTACCTTTAATCTTATTTTCATAAACGTTAGACCCATTAAGAAACCTTGTTGTGTCAGGTTTATCGGGTCTGCCGTCTCCAGTGATGATATTAGAATTTGTAGGTTGTGCAGAAATGCCAGTCGGAATTTTATTCTCAACTCGTCTAACTTCACTTCCTATATATTCTGCTAACTCTGTAATTGCTGTATCAAACGCCATTATTGGTTATAACCTCGATTGTAGGCTTCTTTAAGGTTAATTCCGTCCAACACTGTAAATTTACCAACAAGAAGTGACAAAGATTGATTTGTTTGAGTTATTTTTTGAACCAATTTATTTAAGCCATCTTCACCTGTTTGAATGTTCTTCAACATATCGCCAAGCTCTTTGATGGTGTCAATGCTTGCATCAACTTGTCCGCCTAAAAGCTCATTTTTTACATCGCTTTCGCTTGATTTAAAAGCTCAATAATTTTCTTGGCTGATAATGTTTCTGTTTCATTTGTCGCACTATCATTAATGCCTGCCGCACTACTTGATAGGCTGTTGATTCGCTGATTCATCTCATTGATTGCGCCAACAATTGTGTTTTTCTCTGTTGTCGTCAGTTGTTGCATGATGCCGATAAGCTTCATAATTTCTTTATCTTTCATGCCGACAAATTCTGCAAATTCAGTTAAAGTTTGAGTAAATTCTGGTCTTGCCATTAAAGCGCTCCAATGTTGTAGTGAATAATTAATTCGTTGATGTTTGGTAATTTGCTTGCGTCAAGATCACCGCCTATATTGGCATATCCTTTTTGAACGGTGATTTTGTGTTGTTGTTTAGGCTTGAGTGTCACTTTGTGCTTGGCTTTCGCCTTAGTCTTTATACACATTTCACCCCCTTGTAATATCCCGTTTTAACCGCACTTTTCCACCGCAAAGGGTGCTAATTAATCCGTTCTTGTCAGTTTGTTGCAAATCCCAACTTGCCCCCGTCCAATCTGCAT